AGCCCGGAGGAGGGCAGCCTAACTGCCCACCGTCCTTGCTATTAGTCCATTGAGTTGATTTCTCTTTCTCATTCTATTGGTTTTGAATTAGGATTAGCTGAATAAAACACTTCGCGATGGGCAATGCTAAAGTGATGCATAAATATTGCCTCTTCAATAGGCTCGTATAGCTTTTCACGCATCTCGATTTCTAAGCGAGTAGAAATATCTTCGGCATCATCATACCGCTTTACATCAATGTTGGTGTAGATGGAGCTGTAATGCACATCTATTAATCTTAAATCTTCAGTAATGCAGCAATAGGACTTAGTCCAGTTACCTGATGTGAAGAAAAAAGGTAGTTTGATTTCTGTTGTACCTACTACAACAGGAGCCATGTGATTGATTTGAATCTTTGTCATTGTATTAAGGGTTTTAAATTTCAAAATAGTGATTGCTAACGTTAGCATGTACGGCACTATCAATTTCATCCTGCAGCTTGTGGTTGTTGCTTTTATTGATAGCGTCAGTGATATCTACATCACCGCATAATACGCGATACTTGTAATCAGCACTGAATTCTTCAGGGTATTCATAATCAGCAGCACGGTAATAAGGTGCATACTCAACATCAATCATCACCGTCATGGGTGCGTTGTTGCAATCAAGTTCAAAAGAGAAGTTCATTGTTCTGTGTTTTTGTTATATCTTTGGCAAATGTAGGAAACTATTTTCACTATGCAAATATTTTCAACCTTGCATGGTAAATTTTAACAATTATTAACAAACATCGACTGCGTAAAGTACAATATTTCAAAGCATTACGATGAATGGCTAAACAAAGCCAAAGGCCTTGCACACGATAAAACAAAGGCAAGTGATCTATTGCATGAAGTACTTGCCCGGTTAATGGATAGACCAGCGCAGGATGTAGAAGACATCGTGTGTGGTGGTAAGATTGAGCAATATGTCAATCGTGCATTGTGGCTATCATGGCATAGCAATCGTAGTGACTACGCTGTTAAGTACCGAAAGTATTACGAGCTGCATGCAGATAATCAAGTAGAAGATAGCAAACAGGATGAGACGTGGATAGGTGCCTTCATAGATGGTGAATACCTATACAGTGCAATAGGTAGGCTGAATGAATACGATGCTATATTACTACGTCTATATTCTAAACCTGATTTTGACTACAAAGAATTGAGTGCAGAAACAGGTATACCCTATGCCTACCTGCGCACATCCATACATAGGGCACTAAAACGAATAAGAGAATATGTTAAACTTCAACGTGCCATTGCACATTCAACGCGAGAGGCTGAACATTTGCAAAAGCTGTAAGTTCTATAAGAGCACATTCGGCACATGCGGCACACCACTAATTGGTGGCACAGTAGATCCTGAAGAAAACGATGTGACCTACTACAAAGCCAAGATAAAGTTATGTGGCTGCTTTATGGATGTGAAAACAAAGTTCCGTTTTACGTCCTGCCCGGCTAACAAGTGGCACGCACTGGATATGAAACCTGAAGAGGTAGCTGCATTAGATGAGTTCATAAATAGAATAAACAAAGCAAACAAGATAGAGCAGGATGATATGCAGATTTTGTATTATTGGTATAGCAAGATTACCAAGAAGCATCAACAGCCAAGTGGATGTGCATCGTGCATACGTGACCTTATCAATGAATTTAGAAGGCAACTTGGAAAAGTAAACGAAACAAAATAAACATATGCCATTACCAACACCAAACACAGACGAAACAAAGAGCGCATTCATAGCACGCTGCATGAGTGATGCAAAGACTAAAGAAGAATTTCCTGATACGCAACAGCGCATAGCCGTATGCATTGTTCAATACGATAAGAAGTGATTTGTAAACATCAAAATAACAAATATGGGACTGCAAAAAGGAATGACCAATAACCCGAATGGTAGACCATTAGGAAGTTTAAACAAGAAGACACTTGAATGGGAAGAGTTTGGACGCACTTTCGTAGCGGAAGCGTTACCAAAGGTTGCTGAGTTTATCAATGAGTGTATGGATAGTCGTGATGAAGATTTAAAGTTTAAGGCTGCGGGTCTTACACTTGATGTACTCGAATACTTCAAACCAAAACAAGCACGCATAACGCACAGCGGTGATGAAAAAGCACCGGTTGTTATTCAGGTTCACTCAGACCTGTAACAAAAAGAACGTAAAAACTACAATACAACAGCACATGAAGATAAAGGTTAACATAGCAGCTAACGCAGCAGGTGTAACACTGGCTAAATACATCGACTACCAGAATGCAGTTGATAAGGTTGAGCAGGTGCATATTATTACAGGCAAGTCAACTGAAAGTATTAAGATACTACAGATGCATGTGATAGATGAAATCATAAGCAAGTTTGAAGCAGCATTGCAGTTAAGTCCTGAAGGCTTTGACCGCAAGGTTCGATTAGGTGTAACCGAACTTGGTTTTATACCTAACTTAAATGAAATGAGCTTTGGTGAATACATTGACTTGGATAGTTCATGCAGCAACCTGTATCAAGATGGTAAACTAAATGGTGAAGCGGCATTAAAGATGATGTGCATCCTATACCGACCTATCAAAGCAAAGTTTGGTAAGTATTACGATATAGTACCATACAGCACAACAGCCATAGCCAAGTACAAAGATGATGTGAAGCAGTTAACACTTGCACATGTACTGAATGTACTGCTTTTTTTTTCGAGTTTAGAAATAGAACTATACAACAGTTCCCTCGAATATTTGGCAAAGGAGATAACGGAGATAGTGAAGGAGATGAAGCAGGAACAACCCCTGATGGATTAGCCGTGTATGGATGGTTCCACATCATTGAATCACTTGCAGAACGTGATGTGACAAGGTTTGATGCAGTAACAGAACGCAACGTGCTTGAGATATTTACGCATCTAACCTATTTGGCCGATTATGCATACGTGCAAAAAGTAGAAATGAGAAAACGAAATAGATAATGAGTACATACAATTACAGCTATAACGTACTTATCAATAGACTTGAGGCATTTGCTGCAGGTCACTTTCTGATACGCAGGTTCACACATGGACAGATTGACCTTGCAGACCAACTGCAGGATGATCAATATCCATTTATGCACGTTGTGCCGGAGCAAATACGTCCTGTGGATGGTGGAATGCAGTTTGATTTTTTAATCATGTTTGCTGATATACCACGCGACAAGGAATACAAAGCAGAATACCAGCGTGAGGTAATCAGTGATTGCATACGATTAGGGCAAGACCTTGTTGCTGAAGTAAAGAATGGCTTGCAGCTGTTTGGCTTTGATGTGCAGCTAACTAATAACCCAACGTTTGAACCTTTCATGGAAGAGCAGAAGAACACTGTTACAGGTGTGACCTTTACTCTTTCACTTGAAGTGCCTTGGGACTGGAGTGTATGTGATATACCTGCCATTTGGAGTGTTGGCGGTTCCTCTACGGGCGGTAGTGGTACACCTTATGGCATCGTATTACGCACAAATGGTGTAGACAATGCAGTGCAGAATATACTTGACCTTGTTGCAGGTACTAACATTACAATCACAGACAATGGTGATGGCTCTGTTACGTTTGATGCATCGGGTGGTGGTGGTGGTGGTGGTGACTATGTGAGCACTGAATGGAATGCAAACCATACCACAGCACAGGGCAATCCTTATCAGATAGGAGACCGCGTTTGGTACAATGGCAGCGTGTATAGTTGCATTGCAAATAACGATGGTATCAATCCAAGCAATCCTGCATACTGGACACTTGTAGCTGTTGGATACAGATTGCGTCAAACACCTGTCGATTGGAACGCTACCACAGGCGACTATCAGATATTGAACAAGCCAACTATACCTGCAGCGCAAGTAAACTCAGACTGGAATGCAGTAAGTGGTGTTGCGCAGATATTGAATAAGCCAATACTTGCAGCAGTTGCTACATCGGGCGATTACAATGACTTAATCAATCAGCCATCAATACCAAGCAACCTTGATGACTTAGCTGATGTGAATGCGCCTACTCCATCAAATGGGCAGGTACTATCTTACAATGGATCGCAATGGGTTAATAGCACACCGGCAACAGGAGGCACGGTTACTTCGGTAGGTCTATCAATGCCTTCAGCATTTAATGTTGCTAATTCACCTGTGACTACTGCAGGAACATTGACGGTAACCGGTGCAGGTACCACAGATCAATATGTGCGTGGTGATGGTACTCTTGCTAACTTTCCCGCAATAGGTGGTGGAGGTGGGCAGGTTTTTTATTTCAATGGTAATGTATCTCAAGGTACGATAGGCGGTAATGATTACTATGAATTAGGCACAGCTGCAAACACAGGACCAGCGGCTAACTTTACCCGGGCAACAACAGGAGCAATAGCTCGATTCATTACTGATGTAGGTGAACCAAATCATTTGCTTATACCTGCGGGTGTATGGACTATTGATGTGTACTTAAGTGAAACAGGTGGCGGTTCAAACCATGCACAAATACTTGCAAAGCTTTACACGTATAACGGCAGCACGTTCACATTGGTAGCTACTTCCACTATGGAAGAAATCACCAATGGCAGCACACCTGATTTGTACACATTCACTATATCTGTACCAACAAGTGTAACTGCTGCAACCGACCGCATACATATTGAATTTGATATTCAAAACACCAATGGCAAGACTGTTACACTATACACTGAAGACGGAAAGATAGGTGAGGTTCACACTACCTATGCTATCGGATTGTCTTCGCTTAATGGCCTAACTGCAAACACACAAACATTTGCAACAGGTACAACAGGTACTGACTTTGCTATTAACAGCGCAGGCAGTACGCATACATTTAACCTGCCCACTGCAAGCGCAGCAAATCGCGGTGCATTGAGCAGTGCTGATTGGTCAACATTCAATGGTAAGCAGGATAGCATAGGACTAACAACAGTAGGAACTAATCTTGCTACGCTACCAAACCCAAGTGCCATTCGTTATTTGCGCATCAATGCAGATAATACAATAAGCGCATTGTCACTTGCATCATTCAAGACTGATTTAGGATTAGGCACTGCCTTCTTATCAGGTGATGTAGCAACAAGTGGTACAGCATGGCAGGATGTAACAGGGTTAACCTTTGCAGTAACAGCAAACAAAACATATAAGTGGCGTGCAACTATTCCTTATACGGTCACATCCGGCACTATCAATTTTGCGGTTAGTGGTCCTACACTTACGATGACACGCTACCGCTTTACAGCAGCAGCAACAGGAACCACCAACTTTGTAAACAACCAAACAGGATACGACACTGGAACACTGGTAACAGGTGTTAATGGATGTGCTACATCGGATGGTGTTATACGCTGCAGTGCAAATGGCACCGTTGCCATGCGTATGCGTTCAAGTGTATCAGGTGCATTGACCGCATTGACAGGTGCAATAGTTGAATTTGAAGAAGTAGTATAATGGCGGATGATGCTTTTAAAATAGCACTTGAGGAATATGCGGCTGCAGTAGTGGAGCGCGCAAAGTCAAACCTGCGCATCAAACGCAGGGTGCGTGGTAAGGTGGTCAATCGTGTTGCATCAGGCACATTGATAAACTCACTTACCTACAAACTACGCATACGATACCGCAAGCCTACACTTGACTTTACAGTAGACAATGATGCAGCTGGTCAATATGCAGATGTGATTGAGTGGGGACGCAAACCTTATCCGGGTGATCCAACAAAGCGGCCACCTGTTAAGGCTATTGAGAATTGGTTACGCATCAAGCCTATTAAGTTACGCAACAGGCAGGGCGAGTTTATCAAGTCAACAGAAAGCAACATCAAGAGTGCAGCCTTTGCCATTGCAAGGAGCATCGGTGAAAATGGAATGGAAGGAATACACTACTATCGCGAGGCAATAGAAGACACATGGGACGAGTACAAGGAAAAGTTGATGCAGATGTATTCAAAGGATATTGAAACACGTTTATTGTTGAACAAACGACTAAGAAAAAAATAATGGCAGTAACACTTTTAGACCAGCCCTACAAATGGGCGTTACGTGGTCAAAAATTAATGGTGATAGCATCCAGTACTGAAACAGCACAGACAGGATTCCGCTATGGTGTGGAGGTTACGATAGATGCAACTAC